AAAGGAGGTACATACTATGAGTATGGATGGTAATGGTTTAAGTGTAGCTGATGCATTGGCATTAGGACGAGACGGCAATGGAATGTTTGGAGATGGCAATGGAAGTTGGATTTTCTTTTTGTTTTTCCTACTTGCATGGGGCGGCAACTTTGGAAACTGGGGTGGTAACGGTATGAATAGCACAGCAAGCGCATATACAGACAGCGCAATTCAGAGAGGTTTTGACAATCAGGCAGTCATGAACAAACTGAATGGTCTTGAAAGTGGATTATGTGATGGATTCTATGCAGTCAACACTTCACTTCTGAATGGTTTCAATGGAACACAGCAAGCAATTAACAATGTAGCAGTTGCAGGTATGCAAAACACAAATGCACTTGCATTACAGCTTTCTGATTGTTGTTGCACAACACAACGGAGCATTGATGCAGTAAGATATGAGAACGCAAGAAATACTTGCGATATCGTAAACGCAATTAAAGCTGATGGTGATGCAACGAGAGCATTAATGACACAGAATGAGATTCAGAGCCTGAGAGACCAGTTGCAGACAGCAAACTTCCAGCTGAGTCAACAGGCACAGAACGCTACTTTGATTTCAACATTAAGACCGACACCAATTCCGGCTTATCAGACTTGTTCACCATATGAAAGCGCACAGTTGTTTTCACATTATGGAACAGCCTGCAATAATGGATGTGGATGTTAAAGCGTTTATTTGATGGTTAAAAAGGACTTTCCGCTTATGCGTGATGAATTTGTAGGGGCGGTGAATAACCGCCCTTATTCGTTTAATTAGGACGTTTAGAAAGGGTGATAGAAAATGTCATGTAGGTTATATAATAATAATGGTTACGGTTGTGGTGGATGTATTCACTTTGTAAAAACAAATAGTGTGACATTACTGGGTAATGTTTTGACATTAAATATTCCACAAGCAAGCTATAGCAACAAAGAAAGAGTATGTATCTGTATAGCACAAACAATACCAAGTATTACAAGTGCAGACACAGTTGTTATAACAATAGGAGCAGGCGCAACACAATATCCATTAAGAACAAGATGTAACAAAAGAAATAAAAGAAATAAACAGAATGTGTGAACAGCTGAATGGAACTGGATATGATGTAATAGCAATTCATAGTATGCAGGACAAATATCATGAGAAATACAAAAACAAATACAATGACACTTATACAGACAAGTGGAAGAAGAAAGAAGTAAAAAACAAAACACAAAACAAATAAATAAAGTAAACCCATAAGGCTATATATTATATATAATATATTTATATATTTTATATAGCTTTATTTATTTTAAAATATTTTGTAAAAAAGTGTTGACTTTTTATATTGTTGTGTTATAATATAATCAAGTTAAGAGAGAACAACAAAACAAAAAGTGAAGGAGAAAACAAAAATGAGATATAACAAACCAGTATATAGCAAAGAACAGTATAAAAGATGGGCAGAATCAGAAAAAAGACATCATGATTTTATGAGAAAACATACACAGGAAACAAGAAAGGTTTATGAAATTAATGGTTATGTTGTAGAATGTATTCAGAGAAAATATGATGCATGTATGAGAAAAGAAAATGAATACGGTATTCAAGTTTGGTTAAGAAGACCAGAAGAAGTTACGGCTGATAAAGTTTTTGAAAATTGTTTATCAAATGATTGGTATAACAATGCAGAAGAAGCAAACAAAAGATTTAAAGAAGTAAAAGAAATGTGTTACTAAAAAAATAAAATACCACTTGACATTAAAAGTGTTAAGTGGTATAATAAAAACAAGTTAGGAGGAAAACATGAAAAAGTTAAAAATGTTCTGGAAAGAATGGGGCATCACAAAAGAAGAACTTGAAATAGGTTTTGCAACGCTTTGTGTGTTGTCAATCCCATTTCTTATTAGATTCATTGTTTTATTTATCATGGGAATCTAGGTATTGACAAACAGAATCTAGTATGATAAGATATAATCAGAAACAAGAAAAACAAAAGTAAACAAAGAAAAAGGAGAAAACAAAACATGAAAAGAACAGACTTAGAAGCAATGAAAGTAGCAGAGTTAAAAAAGCTGACAAAAGAGCATGGTCTTACATTAGAAAGTAAAGGTCATAAGTTCAATAAAAAAGAACTCATTGACAGACTTGTAACATTAAAAGATATAACAGAGGAAACAAAAACAGAAGACCCAGTGAAAGATTTTGAGAATCTTGCAAATAAAGTTTCTGTTGTATCAGATGAAGAAGAAGCGTGGGATGAACCACTCACACAGGAAAATAAAGAAGCCGCAAAACAGGAGGGCATTGAAACAAAAGAAGAAGAAAACAAAAGACCTGTACCGGGTGATTCAGATTACATTAAATTTGCAACGACATTGCAGGAAATTGAAACAAAATACGGACATGAAAAACAGGCATATGTTTATGATAATATGTTAAAGGTTGGCTCATTTGTAGTGTTTATTCATTATGTAGAAGCAAAAGATGGAAACGTCTATAAGAAGTTGAGAACAGCAAAAGTCATTGGTGTAAACAGAAACAAAAAGTTAGTGAGAGTGGAAACGCCGATGAAAGCTATCATGGAACTGACTTTCGAAGAATTACTGTATATCAGAGAAGATACACTGGAATCAAGTTATCCAAATGATATCAGAAAATACATGAAACAGCAGAGAGAAAGAAGGGCAAGCCATGAAAGCGGTAGAACAAATTAAAGAAAGTGTGCAGAAGTTATACAAAGCACAGCAGGACAAAAAGAAGTTCGACAAGTACTACGATGATGTGAGAAAGAAAGAACAGCTGTGTATTAGCAATTGGATGTTTTCAAACTTGAAAAATGGAGAAAACAGTTTCACAGTGAAGTTGGACAATGGCATGGATTTCTATAGCAGTCCAGTCACAGTTACTGTAACAAAAGTAAGAAGAAAAAAAATCACATGGGACTTGGAAGCATTAAAAAAGAAGTTGTCTAAAGAAAAGTTCAAATTAGTTGTAAACAAACAATACAGTATAAATGATATGTCTGGGTTAATAAGATATTTGAAACAATGCGGAGTTGACCCGAAGAAGTTTAAGAAGTTCATTGATGTTTCTGAAACATTAGACGAAACAAAACTTGATACAATGTACGAAACTGGGAAGTTGAAACAAGAAGAAATCAGAGGATGTTATGCAGTAGGAATGTCTGAGCCTTATTTCCGTATCACGGAAGAAAAAACAATATGATAAGGAAATACACTGGAAAAGACCTTGCAAAAGTATTAGTTTATTATGGAATTGTGGAACAGATAGAAACCTCAGTATTTAATATTATTTGTCCGTTCCACGATGATATAAACCCTAGTATGAGAATAAACTTAGAAGATGGTTCTTTTCTATGTTTCGGATGCGGACAAAATGGTGATGCGTTAAAGTTTGTTATGCTTGCAAATCCAAAGCTAAACGAATTACAATGTTGTATTTTGCTCGAACAAATTATAAACAGCAAAGAGATAAAACAAATTGATGTAAAATACAGAAAAAAGCGCAGAGTGAATAACAGACAGTCATTGATAGAAGCAAAAGACTATTTCTATGGTTTACGTTCTGTTGACTGGAATACGGTAAAAGGCAAGGATGAAAAGGAAATTCTTGACTATATGAATAAAAGAGGATTTACAGCAAAGTCATTAAATGTTGTGGATTGCAGAAAAAATTACAATATAGCATATCCTTTTGTTTTTCCGATTCTTGACAATGGAGTATTCAAAGGATGGGTTGGCAGGACAACAAATAAGCATACCGAACAGAAGCGCAAATACCTCTATAATGACGGTTTTAGAAAGCGTGATACATTATGTGGTACATACTCAGAAAAAAGCGTTGTATGGCTATGTGAGGGCTTTTTCGACTATCTGAGTTTAAAGACAAGAGGGCATATAAAAAACTGTTGTGCATTGTTAGGATGGCATATCTCGGATGAGCAAGTAAGGAAGTTAAAACAAAAAAATATAACAACAGTTGTATCTGCATTAGACAATGATAAATGCGGAGAAAAAGGAACGGAACTGTTGAAAAAATATTTTGATGTTATTCGTTTTCAATATCCAGAAGGTGTGAAAGATGCAGGAGAAATGGATGAAAGAACACTAAAAAAACAAATATTAAAAACAAAAAGGAGCAGGAAATTATGAAATTAAGTATTTCCGTTATTGTAGCGGCAACATTCGTTCATAAATCAGGAGAAAGTTTTAATATTGACAAGGTTGTTCGAGAGGAGTATAATAAAGGTAGCGAAGAGTATGAAGCGTTAGTGGAAGGATTTGAGGAAGCGACTGGCGTAAAGCAGAGTGAAACAACAGAAGAAGTATTTAACAAGCAGTTAGGATTGTTTGTGGCTGATGAAATCAGAAAAACTCTGAAAGAAAGAATTGACAAAATTACGCAGTGTACCAAAACATTATACATGGGAGATGCTACACATTGCATGGTAGAGTTTGGTGGTTGGATGTTTAACATAAAAGATTTTAGCGCAGTAGCCTTTGAAGATACAAAAGTAAATGTTTCGTACAAATAGCAAACAAACAAAAGGAGAATATAGAAATGGGAAAAATTAAATTATCGAACATTAAAAGTGAAATTGCAAAGTCTGGAAGCAGTAAAGGAAAGTTTCTGTATTTTAAGGAGAACACAAAAGTGCGTGTGCGTTTTCTCACAGACTTAGAAGATGGTATGGAAATGCCTTTTCACGATAGCTTTGCGTTGGGTGTAAATGTTCCGTGTCAGGAATTATTCGGTAGGGAATGTCAATATTGCGAGGATGAAAACTTACGCACAAGAAATATGTATGCATGGTCTGTATATGATTATAATTCGAAAGAAGTAAAAATTCTTATGTTTGCAGTAAATCAATGTTCGCCAGTTCCTTCATTGGCTTCTATGTATGAAAGTTATGGAACATTATGTGACAGAGACTATGAAATCAAGCAAGTAGGTTCTGGACAGGGTAAAACGTTTAGCGTTATTCCGTTAGATAAATCAAAATTCAGAAATACAAAAGTAAAACCGCTGTCTGATGCATCCATTCTGAAATATGTTGACAAGGCATACCCGGCAGATAACTCAGAAGATTTTGAGGACGAAGACGAGGAAGAAACAAAACAGAGCAAAACAAAAGGTAGAACAAAACCTGCAACAAAAAAGAAAACAAAGCCAGAGCCGAAAGAAGAAAATGACTGGGAAGAAGACGAAGAAGAACAGGAAAACGATTATGACAGCATGAAGCCACAGGAATTATATAAGCTGTGTAAAGAAAGGGATATTGATTGTAAGCCGAAAAAGTCAAAAGAATATTATATCGACCTGTTAGAAGAAGCAGACGAAGAAGACAGCAACGATAATTGGTCTGATGATGAAGAGGACGAGTGGGAAGAAGACGAGGAATAAAACAAATTGAGGGGTTGACATTACCCCTCTTTTTTAGTATAATAATAAGTGACAAGAGAATATCATAGCTGAAGGGAGAAAAATTGAATATGGGAAATTTTTTCGATATGCACCGACATGATGAATATTCATTATTTGATGGATTCGGAAAGCCGGAACAATTGGCAGTGGTAGCAAAAGAACTTGGGTACAAGGCATTAGGAATTAGTAATCATGGTTCTATTAGTGGTTTAGTCAAACATTATCAGGCGTGTAATGAAGTAGGAATAAAGCCAGTAATGGGATGTGAAGTATATTTTCAGCCTGTGTTTAAAAAGGAGCAACAAGATAAGCATAGATACCATTTAAACCTATTTGCAAAGAATTTAAAAGGGTATCAAAACCTCTGTCATATAATGACAGTTGCAAACACAGAACAGTTTTATTATAAGCCAATCGTTGATTTCAAGCTGTTAGAAAAATATAGTGAAGGGCTTATTTGCACGACTGCCTGCATAGCATCAGCAACTTCACAAGCTATTAAAAATGGTAACAGAAAAACGGCTAGTAAGTTGTTGGACAAATTCAAATCAATATTCAAGAAGGATTTATATATTGAAATACAGCCATATAAAATTGACAATGACGGAACACAACAAAAAGTTGATTATGTTTTAATGGCAATGGCAAGAGAAAAACATATTAAATGTATTCTTACATCTGACAGCCATTATGGAAGAAAAGAAGATTTTGACACATATTGTAAAATGCATGAAATTGGCAAGACAACGTTAGACGTTAAAAATACATATGGCGAAAGATATATGCCAAGTGAATATGAAATCACAGATAGATTTGCAAAAATGTATAAAACAAAGTTTAAAAACGCTATGAAGGTTGCAGAAATGTTTGTTGACAATATGAAAGAAATATATAACAAGATTGAAGACAATATTCTTGAAGGATTGGAATTAGAGTTACCTGACTTAGGACTTGAAAATAGTAGAAAAGAATTACAAAGATTGATTGTAAAAGGACTAAAACAAAAAGGGAAGTATAATAAAACATATTTGAGCAGATGTAAGAAAGAACTGGAAGTTATCAGTTATCATGGTTTTGAAGATTACTTTTTGATTGTGCGTGATTATGTTATGTGGGCGAAAAATAATGGCATTGCTGTTGGCGGTGGTCGTGGTTCTGTATGTAATTGCTTGATAGCTTATGCGATTGGAATTACCAACGTTGACAGTATCAAATATAAGTTAGATTTTAACAGATTCATGCGTAAGGAAAAGAAAACGTTGCCAGATATTGATTGTGATTTTGAAACAAGTAGGCGGCAGGAAGTTATTGATTACGTTATCAAAAAATATAAAGGTAAGGCTATACAGATATGTTCATATGGAATGTATGATATTGACAACCTTGTAAATGACCTTGCAGGCGTGTGTGGACTTAAAACAACAAAAGAAGTAGATGAATATGAAGCAAGCGAGAATAAAAGAACAATAGCAGAAATCAAAGCATATATTAGAAGTTATGTTTTTGATGATGAATTGAACATGAAAGCATTATTACAGGATATGAGAACGCAAGTGCTGAATGATAGATACGATAACATTATAAAACACTTTTCGAAGATGTATGGAAAAATCAAATACCTTGGAAAACATGCCGCAGGAGTTGCAGTTGTTGGAACTGATATATCTGATTATACTTGTATTATAATGCGAGACAGAAAAACAGGCGCATTAAGTAGTTGTTATGATAAAGACGACTTGGAACATATTAATTGCGTAAAGTTTGATATGTTAGGACTTAAAACAGAATCAGAAATGCGCGAATTGGAACATCTGACAAATCATATTGTAACAGACGAAGAAATAGAAGACACGCTTGTTTTGGAAGCGTTTAGAAATGGTCATACAGATGGCATTTTTCAGATGGAAAAATCAACACCAAAGAAAATCCTGTCTATGATACATTGTGATTGTGTGGAAGATGTAATTGCCGTAAATGCATTAAACAGACCTGCGCCGCTACAGTTGAAAATGCATGAAACATATGCGTATAACAAACTGTCAGGAAAAGTCGATACAACAACGCCATATTACAAATACACAAAAGAAACTTATGGTACTATGTTGTATCAGGAACAGACCACAGAAGTTGCACAAAAAGTTGGGCATCTTACAGAACAACAAAGTTTTGATATGTTAAAGATTATGAAGAAGCAAGAAAACCTTACGAAGCCGGAATACGTTCCAATAATCGAACAAATGAAAAAAGACTTTTATAAGGGTTGTAAATCTGAGGGGCTGACAAAAGAACAAACAGACAGTATTTGGGCGAGTATGCTTATATATGGATTCAACAAAGGTCATAGCACTGGCTATGCGCTTATAAGTTTACAGCAAATGTTTTATAAAATTTATTACCCAACAGAATTCTGGTATGTAAAAATAAAATATGCAGGAAGTGATTCAGATATCTATAAATATTCTGAGTGTGCTGTTAAGGATGGTGCAGTGGTAATGCTACCTCATGTCAATTACACAGCTAAAACAAGTATTCGTAAAATGGACGGAGAGAACGTTATACAGCAAGGTTTGAGTATTATTAAGGGTATCGGAGAAAAAGCCGCAGAAGCTATAGAAGAAGAGCGTAAAAATGGTGTATTTAAAGATTATGATGATTTCTATGATAGATGTAAGGGAAGGGCAGTAACAAGTAGGGTTATTGAGATTCTAAAAGAGCAAGGTGCATTGGAATTTAAAAAACAAAAGTATTTGAGTAGAGTAGTCAAATATAATAGCACCTTGATGGCGAGGTGAGAATGTGGCAAAGTCATATGAATAAGCGAAAGACAAAATAGAACAGGAATATAGCATATACATTGCAATCAAAGAAAATACACGAAACAAACGAAAGGGGAACGCAAAACAATGGAAGAAATTAAAGTAAATGATAACGTAAATCATCCGAGCCACTATGAAGGACACACAAGTATTGAATGTATTGATGCAATGATTTTAACATTCGGAGTAAAAAGGACAGCAGAATATTGTGTGCAAAATGCGTATAAATATATATGGAGACATGAAAATAAAAATGGTATAGAAGATTTGAAAAAAGCAGAGTGGTATCTTAATAAATTTGATGAACTCGTAACATGGTGTGAAACAAAGTTTTCTGCGGATGGAACAATCGAAACGAATTATCTGGAAATAGGACAGGTGTTGCGTGGAATGATTAAAACGGAAAGAAAGAAATGTGAGGTAAACAAATGAAACAATTAAACAAAGAAGGAATTCTGAGATTATGTAATGAAATAGATAAAAAGGAAAAAGGTTCTGTATATAGTCTTGGAAGCAAATCGGATGCATTAAAAATTCCCAGATGGTCAACAGGACTTACAGACCTTGATAACATTATCGGTGGTGGTGTTCCATGTGGAAGAACAATAGAAATTTTTGGTGCTGAGAGTGCAGGAAAAACAACGCTTGCTTATCAGATGTGCGCTCAACATGAAATGTGTTTAGATATCCCGATTGAGGGAACGTTTGATTCAGAACGTGCAAAGTTGTTTGGTAATCGCCCAAAACAGATGCTGGTGTATAGAGCAAGATATGGAGAAAAGGCTTTTAACCGTGCAATTCGATTTGCAGAGGAAGGAATACCATTAATCGTTATTGACAGTGTACCATCCTTACAGCCAAAGGATGATATCGACAGGATAAGAAAGGCAGTCAATACAGACAGTGAACAGGAAATGCGTATCGGTGGTGTTGCTAGACTTATGGACAAGTATTTACCAACACTTGAGGATGTGATAGAACAAACAGGGACAACAGTTATTTTTATTAATCAGATTCGTGATAAAATGAACGCTTTGCCTTTTGGTGATAATATTCAAACACCGGGCGGTCATAAGTTAAAACATAGTGCAAGTCTTAGAATACAGGTAGCACGAAAGGGATGGATTGAAATACCGAATCATAATCCATTTAACACAGAAGCGAAGGAAAGAATTGGTATCGTTATGAAAGTAAAAGTTGTAAAATCAAAAGTGTGTAATCCGATGCAATCTTGTGAAATACCTATGTTCTTCGAAAGGGGTTTTGTAGATTTTGCAGACTTAGATTCTACCAGAAAAGAAATTATGGAAGAACACAAAAAGAAATATAAGGAAATGTTAGAGTAATGCATTTATATATCATAACGTTTCTGAGAACATACGAAAATAATAAAGTTGTAGAACGAGATTTTTATTGTTATGCTGAGACAGAACAAAAGGCAATCAATAGATTTTGTTCTACAACGGACATAAATAAATCTTTCATAAAAACAATTCGAGAGGTAGAATAATGGGATTGATTGACGATATTAAAAAAGAAGCAGATAGGAATGGAACAAAGCTACAGAGTACGGAAGAACAAAAGATAGAACAATTGTTGAACAGTTTGTTTTATTTGGATAAGAACATACCAGAAGAATTAAAGTTTTTGAAATCAGTAATGACAAGAGGTTCAGATACGACAGAGAGAAAAGGATTACACGCATCTGCTGTAATTGTATCTGATGATAAATTTTGTTATAGACAGCAAGTATTATCATTATTTTACAAACAGTTACAAGGGGAACAAACAAAAGTAGGATTAAAAAGAATCTTCGCAGAGGGTGATGCTATTCACGAAAAGTGGCAGAGGTTGTTCATACGAGGTGGCTTGTGTGCGCCGTTAGACTGTGATTACAGCCGTTTTGACGAAGACTTTGACTTATCCTATACCCCGGATATAATATGCAAATTACCGGCAAATATGAGCCTTACAGAGCCATGTGACAAATGGGAAGAATATATTGTCGAGATTAAAAGTGTAAATACATACACATACAAAAAACAAAAGTATCATGCATCTGGAAGAAAGCAGTGTCAGTTGTATATGTATCTTACTGGAATACATAAAGGAATTGTTTTGTGTGATGATAAAAACACGCAGGAATTTAAGGTGTACCGATATGATTATAACCCGGCAGAGATTGCATCATATATTCGCAGACTTGAAAAAATACAGGAATATAAAGAACGACTTGTTTTGAATAAAAAGTTAGTTCCAAGAATTCCGCAATGTTCTTGTTATGGAAGTAAAAAAGCACAGGAATGTCCTATGCGTGATGTGTGTTATGGAAGGAAAAAGGAGAGATTGGAATGAAATTAAAAGAGTTTTTAAAAGAATATGTGTGTCCAAATACAATGTAGAACAGGAGAAAACAACATGAGTAAATATTGCAGACCAATGGGATTATATGTGACCTATCTGGATTGCATGGAATGTGAGGATAAAGAATGTATAAGAACAAAACAAACAAATGTAAGTATGGAAGAACAAGAACAGACAAGGATTGTAGAATCTGTACCATGTATGGAAAATGCGAACTTACAGAAGGGAAAACAGAAGAATGTGAAAAAGGTTTACCTCTTAGTAGACATAGGAACTGAATTGTTCCTAGTGTTTGCTTCAAAAAGGGAGGGGCATAAACAGAACATAGTGTTTCGTGCAGAAGTTGTCAAAGCTACGATTGACAAGAACGGAATAACATATAACTGTGAAATCAATCGTTGCATGAATGATAAAACAATAAACGTAAACAATTATACAAAGTTTTATATGTTCCGCAATTCAAACATTGATACTGGATATGGGGGAATGGACAAACAATACTATCCAGTATTCACAACAAAGGAGGGGTGTTTGCAATGGCTAAGGGGATAGATAAAAACAGAAATTACAAACAGAGGTTTATGAAGGGATTTCATATGCTGACGGGTGCAAAATCTTTATATACTGTATGGAGTGACTTAATGTTGTTATATTCTATCGAGATTGCAAACACAGCTACGAGACCATTAAAGGACAATGAACCATTCAAAGAGATATGGCAGGAGAGAGAAGAGCAGTACATCAGAACAATCAAAACATATAATAAGAAGGAGCAGAAAATTATTTGCCAGATGTTTACTATGTTGGTATTAGAGTTGGAGAAAAATCCAAATCAAGACCTATTAGGTGAATTGTATATGACGTTGGGAATCTCAAATAATTATGCAGGGCAGTTCTTTACACCATACAGCGTATGTGAATTAATGTCGGGCGTAATAACTAACAAGAAACAGTTAGCAAAAGAAGTACATAACAAAGGGTATGTGAATATCAATGATTGTGCGTGTGGTGCAGGTGCAACATTAATAAGTGCAAGTGAACAGTGTAAGGAGATGTTTAAAAAATATAATTATCAGAATCATGTTTACTTTGTCGGACAAGATATTGATATAACTTGTGTACATATGTGTTACATACAGTTAAGTTTGCATGGTTTAGCAGGATATGTGATACATGATAATTCATTAATCAAACCAGAACCAAAACTACCAGAAGACTTAGAAAAGATATGGTTTACGCCAATGTGGTTCACTGATGTTTGGACAATGCGTAGATTTTTCCACGCTCAAGATATTTTAGGGAGGTAGAAATTGTGAGTAAAATAGTAATAGGCATTGATCAGAGTTACGCACGAACAGGTATAACAAGAGTAAGAAAGGAGAACTGTTAAAAAGTATGGACATTGAAAAATGGACAGATGTAAAGGGGTATGAGGGGCTTTACAAAGTGTCAACTTTTGGTAATGTTAAAAGCATAGGTGCGAACAAAAAGGAAAGAATACTCAAATCAGAAATAACAAAAAATAATCGTTGTTTAGTTAAACTATCAAAAAATGGAAAAACAAAAAAATATCAAGTGCATATTCTTGTAGCGAGTGCTTTTATTGATAATCCATATTTTTATGAGCAAGTGAATCATTTAGACGAGAATCCGCAGAATAACAATGTTGACAATTTAGAATGGTGTAACGGGTGGTATAATAATTGTTATTCCATGGAAAAACATCTGATTGCTGTGAATAATGTTACACATGAACGTAAATTTTATTGTAGTGTAAATAGCACGGTATATGATGGTTTTAATAAGGGTCATGTAGGTGCGTGTTGTAGAGGTGAGGAAGTACAACACAAAGGTTGGAGCTTTAAGTATATTGACAACGAAAAATATGTTTTAGGAATAGACCAAAGTTACACAAGAACAGCTATATCATTACTATGTGACGGAATTATTGTTGAACTAAAAAGCATAAATTTTGAAAATTGCATAAGTAATACAGACAAGCGTAAAGAGATAAAAAAAGAATTAAACAGATTTGTTAGGCAGTACAGATTAGATAAAAGGAACGCAATTTGTATTTGTGAGCGTATACGATTGTTTTCTCAAGGTCATATAAGCGTAGATTATATGTTGTCAACTTCTGCATTAATAGCAATTATAGAGGATGTGTTGATGCGTTATAATTTGCCAGTTTACAGTGTTGAGACAAAAAGCTGGAAGAGCCAGATAGTAGGTAATAGTAAGCCATTAGACAATCCATATGGAATCAACAAAGAGAAATATCGTACAATCTTGTATTTGCGTGATAAAGGGCTTTTGAAATATATAGCAGAGCCTTATAAGGGTAGAGGTGAAAAAGGTGTAATAAAGGTCAAAATAGACGGTCAGAGAGTACCATGTAAAATCAATGATGATTTGGCAGACTCTTATTGTATTGCAATGTATGGGTTTTTGCCAAAGACAAAACAAAAACTAAAAGAAGAAAAGTTTTAAAATTGGAACACGTTTGTGTTCCTTTTTTGTTGACAGAAAACAAAACAAAATATTTTCAAATATTTGTTGACAAACAAAAGTAAATATAGTATTATAATTATGACAACAGAAATATTAAAAAATGTGAAGGAGAAAAATATGATTAAGAAAGAAAAGGATAATGGTTTCACAACTGTAACAACATATGAATATCAAAGTATTTCAGATGTTATTGACTTTATTGAAAGTAATGAACAAAAGGAGAGATTTAAAGAAAAACATGGTGGATATAGTAGCATCGAAGGCTCATACGAGTTTACTCAGACACATGGTTTTTCCGAAGCATACGAATTGTTAAAAAGTGGCTGGGAAGAAGGAACAAAAAGATTGAAAGACAAACTTGAAACAAAATTGAAAAGTGTTTCAACAAAACAAAAAACAATATATGACGTTGCAGGATTTCAATGTTCTGTACCAAGATATTTGCAGGGTGTTCCAACAAATATGATAAACAAAAAAACAGTATCACAGAAAAACAAAGTGATAACAATAAACAAAAACATTAGTTATGGTGCAATTGTTTCAGCTGATAAAATAACAGAAGAGTGTGCTAAAGTACTTGAATTAATTAATAATCTGGAAAGTAACGGCTGTCGAGTAAATCTTAATATTATAGTTGGAACGACCGTTGCAAATAAATACCATGATTATGCAGATTATGTAAAAATTTGTGTAAAGCAAGCATCACAGAAATTAAATTTAAAACAGGTTGCTTTTCCTGTTATGCATCCATCTATGCTTAGAAGAATCTTTTTTGCATTAATGGAAAGATACGAAGAGGGATATAATTTTGCAAATGCATATGGTAGACCATTAGATTCAATTAAAGATTTTCCGAAGGAGATATTTAGAACAAATGAATATTATTTACCAAGGTTTACTGAAGAAGAAAAAATCACAGATATAGAGAAATACAAGGTGCGTTAATTTGCACCTTTATTTTTTTTAATTTGTTGTTGACATTTGTTTGGTCTATGTTATTATAATTACAGAAACAAGATAACAAAACAAAAATAAATGTGAAGGAGAAAACAAAATGATGAAAACGAGAGAATTTGAAAGTGTAAAATTCAACAAGAAAACAAACAAAATTGAGTGTGAAACAATTACTGATTTTGGCACAGTAGTAATTAAAAGAACACCGAGAAGACATACGGCAGAAATCAGAGAAGAAATGCTCAAAGGCATTTACAGTTTTGAAATTCAAGGAATCATGTATTGTTACAAAGTTGTAGATTGCAATGGAAACATGGAACAGTATAGAGAACCAGAAGATTTCAGAAGTGAAGACAGAACAACAAACATGGTAAGAAAGTCTGGAAGACATGAAGTAAACAAAGATAAAACAGTTCTTACTATTCCAGAAGTTAAACCTGTAAGAGTAAAACCTGTTGAAGAAAAGAAAGAAGAAAAGAAAGAAACACAGGAAGTAAAACATAGTCAGTATGAAACAATTAAGGCTTGCATTGAAAACGATATTCCAGTATATTTAGCTGGCTCGGCAGGAAGTGGTAAGAACTATACGTTGGAACAAATCAGTTGGGATTTAGGACTTGAGTTTTACTTTACGAACTCAGTACAGCAAGAATACAAACTGACAGGCTTTATAGATGCAGGTGGCGTTTACCATGAAACAGAATTTTATAAAGCATTTAAGAATGGTGGTATCTTTTTCCTTGACGAAATGGATGCATCAATTCCAGAAGTATTAGTTTTACTTAATGCGGCAATTGCAAATAGATACTTCGAGTTCCCAAATGGAAAAATCACAGCACACAAAAACTTCCGTGTTGTAGCCGCAGGTAACACTGTTGGCAGTGGTGCTGATGATATGTACACTGGAAGACTTGTGTTAGACCAAGCTACACTTGATAGATTTGCAATCATTGATTTTGACTACGATAGAAACATTGAAATGCATATCGCAAAAGGAAATGCAGACCTTGTAGATTTCATTGAAAATCTGAGAACACAAGCTAATACAAATGGTATCAGAGCAACATTTTCTTACAGATGTATTGGAATGGTAACAAAGTTAGAAAAGACAGGTTTACCACTTGAACAGATTCTGAGAATTGCAGTATTCAAAGGAATGACAAAAGACACAATCAATTGCTTCGTGTGTTGTGGAAATAAATACAGTGATGCATTAAGAAAAATTAAGATAGCCTAAAAAGCTACCTTTTCTTATAGCTTCTATAGCCTGTATTTTAAGTTTCTAGCGTGTTTATATAGTTCAGTGATAAAAATATAGGGTAAATGTATAAAGTGTCTTAAATCGTTAAAATAGGAGGTTAGAGCATGGTATGTAATATAATGGGATGTGACAGAAAGGAGCATTGAAAATTATGTATAATTTGCCTGTATATTGGTCTGACAAATTAAAATGTAGTTTCTTACAACGTGTTATATTAATTCATTCTTATCTATACTATGAAGCAAATAACAGTGTTATAACTGACAAAGAATATGATGCAATATCAAAACAGCTTGTAACAATACAACAAAAACATACAGTGCAATGGATTAAGAACTGTACTCAATATGGTTATGCTTTTTACGATTATGATGGTACAACAGGTTTTGATTTGTGGTATAGACTTGTAACAGAAGACAGACGAAAAATATTATCAATCATACAACAGAAAGGAGAATAACATGGATATAGTATCTTATACAAGAGAAATAGTAGAAGCTGAGACACGTTATAAAGATTTGTTTGGTACTGAGGAATTTAAAGAAATGCGTTCCCGTGCCTGTGGTTCTTGTAAGCCGTATTTATTATTTATCGAAGATGATATAAGGCGTAAATTAACTGAGGAATAAAAATGGAAAATAGGGCATAAATAGGGGCTTGTAAAGCATATCTATATTGCCCTTTTCTTATGTAGAAATATAGGAGATAGCAAAATGACAAAACGCTCAACAAAGTTTTATCGTAAAAATGAAGCAGAAATAATGAAAAGGATAGGTTTTAAACCTACACGCAATTCAGGTGCTACTTGGATAGAAAAGTGTGACGGTCAATCAGACCATTGTATATGTGAGTTAAAATCAACAGACAATAGTTCTTTTACGGTAAAACAAGAATATTTACATACGTTAGAATCTTATGCAATAGAAGCCCATAAATTACCTGTATTTGCTTTTCAATTCCTTAATACAGACGAAGTATGGCTTTCGATAAAAGAATCCGATATAGAAGCATTTAAAGACCTCATAAAGCAATTTGTGTTAGAAGAATTACAAGAAGAACGAGAAAAAGAAGAAAGCAAGCTGTCACCATTGTTAGAAAAAAAATATAAAAAAAATGTTGACAAAGCACTTGACAAGGTGTATGATAAGGGGGAGAAAAGAAAAGGGGGTTTGAAGTCTTCGACTTCATGCCACATATTACAGAACTCTTCGAGTTCAAGTAATAAAGATGTTATAACAAACAATACAAACAATGTTTTACTTGAAGTAAATAAACATAAAGCAAAACAAAGTATTGAAGCAAGAAAACTTTTCTTGAAAGAAAAACAAAAAGAACAAGAATATTATGAAACAATGCAGAAGGAAAGAAACAAGAACAGAAGAAGAACTATAACACAGAACAGAAAGGAATATTGATTTGGAAAAGAAATTCAAACAAAAAGGTATTGCAACATTTGAAGGTATGAACATTGGAAAAAATAAAACAGTGCAAGTTACTTTCAAGTTGCGTTATGATGAAATTCTTACAAGTGTCGAATTGTTACAAGGTTTAAACAGTGATATCACAGTACAGGCAAAATGTGGAACTGGTAAAGCCATGAACCTTGGAATTTTTACAATTGGTGCTGTAAACTTCGACAAAGACGGAAATGCAAAGATTCCATTCAAGTCTATGGTTGATAATGTGAATCTTGATAACATTTGTGGCCTTGTAGACGAGGATTATATACAGTTACGTTTTGTGGCTGTAATCGAATTACCAGATAATGGTGAGGAAGAACAGGAAGGAAGTGAAACAAGCGAATGGGAAGATTAAATTACACAGAACTTGCAAAAGCAAGAATTAAAGAAAAAAGAAATGTGGTAATTTCAGAAGCACAAAACCTGGAAGGAGAAACACTTGGTTATTCTGTTGCAGAACAGTTGGTAACAGAAGAAGAAGGAAAAGAAAGAAAAGTTTTTCTCAGAGGTGGTCTTGGAATTATGTCTGAGGATGGTTTAAAAAGTCTGAAATTTGCAGTTGACGAAGCACTGATGAAAGTTCGAAGC